ATGAGGTGCTCATCCATGAAGCTAAGTTACACTACAACCAGTAAAGATGCCTATTCTCCACCAATTAAGGCAGAAATTGTCTTAAATATAGGCAGCAATTGGTTGCAGCGGGGGGTATTGCACGGGCCTAATAAGCCCGGATATCCTAAGTTCCTCGGTAAGAGGAATCTAACCACTACCCTTAGCGGGCAGGAATCTCTAAAATTCACTCCTAATACTGGTGGAGGTCACGCCGAGATCGATAATCCGTCGAAAGACAGATTCGAGCTTAGCGGGACCCACTTACCAGTGGGGCGGACAATAGAGTGCACACTGTTCTCAGACCCACAAGTGGCGTCTTTAGAACAGCAGTTGAACACCAAGCTGTTTAGCAATGTCTACAGCGCCCAGTCTACTTTTGCTGGTGGTGTTTTTATAGGGGAGATCAGCCAGACGCTTCGTATGATCCGCGGGCCTGCAAGAATATTATCGAAGAGGTTTATGACCTTGTCGACGATTTTTGAGCAGATCCAGAGTGATGCGAAGGGGGTAAGTCGCCGGAGGAGGAAAGCGTACATCGTACGTCGATTTTCCGAAGCGTGGCTAACTTTTACGTTTGGTGTAATGCCGTTGATAGGTGACATCGAGTCAGCTGGCGAGCGCGTAAATCAAATCCTCCAAAAGAGGAAGGTGAAACGCGTACATGCTAAGCTGGACGATGAGTTAGTAGACTACTCAACTCACAAAAATACCGTGGGTTTACTTAAGTGGTCTACTGATGTTGCACAAACAACGGTTTGGCGTGGTAAAGGCTTTGCTAATATCACAGTTCTGCCCGCTGGTTCCAAGTTTGCGTTAAGCAACTTTGGTTTAGGATTGAACGACTTTGTACCCACTGCGTATGAGTTGATACCCTTTAGTTTCGTGGTCGATTACTTTAGTAATCTAAACGAATGGGTGAATTCTCATTTTGCAGCGGTAAGTACTCTCACCATTATGTGTTGCGGATCGGAACAGTTAGCTGAATTCAAAGCTACCTCTACGTCTATGGCATTTAATGGTAATACCGTTTATCCGACAAGCGCAAATGGCTCGTGCGGCCCATGCCTGCTTCAGATGCGAAAGGTCAGACGCTGGAACCCAGACTTTCAAGGCACCACATTTGTGTGGGGCCACGGTCCGAGTTCGCAACAGCTTATTAACCTTTCTGCATTAACTGCAGCGCTAAGCAAAGTACGGTTTTAAATCTAACCTTGAGGTAAATTACCATGAACTTAACTAGTCCTTTGACTGGAGCGGCCCAAACAGGCCTTACATCTCCAACCTTCACCCTCTCTGCTGACACTGCACCGACAATTGCCGGTAAACAGTTTGCTATCAGCGCGCTAGGTGGAACTCAGACAAATGTACTTGCAAATACAATCGCTACACCGTTCACGATCTCGCTATTTAAACCAGCGAAAATCAAGGCGGTGCCGGCGAACTCTTTACTAGCGGGTATTCAGCCTAACTGGCCTAAAAACCAGAATAAACTGATCACGCGTAAGAGTGTAAACTGCACGTCCATCGCTCAATCGATACTGGAAATCCGTACGGAGTTTAATATTCCGGCTGGTGCTCCAGTGCAAGACTTGGTTTCAATCAAGTCGGCAATCTCTTCCCATATCGGGGCCCTTCAACAGGACCTTGATCAATGGTACGAGGCGATTGAGTCTGGCACGCTGTGAAGCATGCCCTGAGTAGTATCCATACCACCTAACTAGAGGGTTCTTGTCATGATAACTAAATCTGACATATTGCACAACTTAGGCTTAGACGTCAACTCACATGTGGCTAACAACCACCAAGCAATTGCCGGCGACCTCCTACTCCGCAGCTTATTTAAAAAGTGCGTTAGGAAAGGTAACGAAGCAACCTTGAAGAGAAAGGCTTTAGAAACCTTTCTCGAAGTGAACGAAGAAGTGGGGAAGTGGAACCCCCCACCGCTTTACGATGACGATGTGAGTACTGTGATCGGCGAGGGCGCCTTATTTCTTCAGCGCCTTTTCCCCGATTCCTTGACTCTATCCGACTCATTTGTGAGTCCCTCACGGGGCTCCTATGGGAACGGTACTACGATTGGAATCAAGGGTACTTCGCTAGCAACAAAGCTGGCTGGTCCCCTGCACTATCACAACTCGGCAGCTCGCAATCTATTCGCGCGAGCACACCTAGCACATCCTCCCTTCCGCTCTCGAACTATTGAGGCGATTAAGGGTCGTGTGTTTTGTGCAGAGAGTAAACTTACAACCGTTCCAAAGAACGATAACACTGATAGATGCATCTGTATCGAACCCCTCGCCGACATGTTTTATCAACAGTCGCTTAGATGGTCTCTCGAGCAAAAGCTTAAAGAGATTGGGATAGATCTTCGTATGCAGCAGGACGTCCAGCGTAATCTAGCGTTGGTCGGGTCTATCGACGATAGTCTGTCGACTTTAGATCTTAGTTCTGCGTCCGACCGTATAGGATACCGATTTTGTAAATGGTATCTTCCACGGGGCCTTATGTATCAACTCGAACAGTGTCGCGTTCCTGCGGCGCTGAGCGATGTTGTAGGCCGTGTTGAGCTTAATATGGTATCAACTATGGGAAATGCAACTACTTTCCCTCTACAAACGTTGATATTTACGAGCTTAATATTTGGTGTCTATAAGTACCTGAGCATTCCCTTTCGACTACAAGGGAGCAGGCGTACTGTCGGAGTTAACGGTGATGACTTAATTGTTGTCCCCGCAGCTTATGACATTCTTGTGCGCTCGTTGGAAGCTTGTGGCTTCCGTGTGAACCTTGAGAAGTCCTTCAAAAAAGGGCTATTCAAGGAGTCTTGCGGTGGTGATTACTACGACGGGTTAGATGTTAGACCCGTTTACTGTAAGAGCCTTAATACACTGCAGGATTGGTATTCCCTGATCAACCGGTTGTCCGCGTGGTCGATGTTTCACAACATTGATATCTCGCGAACAATTTGGTTAGTAAGGAAGTCCATCCGCAAGCCCCTCCTCGTTTCACCCTTCTCACCTTTAACAAGTGGGATATGGGACGAGGGCGTGAGTGGATGGTACCGGCATCTGGAATTCGTTCCAGACAAGGTACCTTGGATTTCCGACGATTATGACCTTGCAGAAGGTCTTTTCGTGGGAGGTTATCTAGGCCAGAGGGATAATATCCTCGTGACTAGTCATCAGCGTGAGGGAAAGTGGAAGGTTGTTAAGACCTTCTCCCACCCATACGTCGCCGAAGCCCGATCCGTCGGGTTATATAGACCTCCACTCCCTTATCCTGGGGTGGAGAGGTGGCGAAAGCTACCGAAATGAGGGTAACTCCCTTAGCTCCTATGCGAAGTATGT